GCCCTCCAGCGAGACCCGGAACGATACCGTGTCCGTCTCGATGCGGTTGGTGAGCAGCGCCCACTTTCCGGCCCGGATGGCCTGCCCTCGGCTGGTGCAGCCAATCAGCCGCAGGTCCAGCGGGTTGAACCCGAACTGCTCAAGGGCCTCGTCCTCCTGCACCACCTCGACCGTCGCCTGGTCGCGGTTGTCCGGGTCGTCCCAGGTGACGAACGCGACGGTCTTGCGGGCGCGGCGGCTACTGCTGCTATAGCTGAACGCCGGGCTGGTGACGTTCCCGCTGTCGTCCCGCTCCTCAATCACGTTGGCCGGGCTGTACTGGCGCACGGGCACGCCGGGCCGGTCCTGGGAGACGGCCAGGGCCCCGCCGGCGTAGTAGGCCATGCCCCGGAACACCGATGCCAACGACGCAATGACGTCACTGGCATCACCCAGGCTCTGCAGGTACACGTTGCAGGTGAACCGGGGTTCAGTGCCACCCCGGAAATTGGGGACGAGCTCATCGCAGTACTGGCTGATGGCGTAAAGCTCCCACTTGTCCACCGACGGCGTGTCGATGTAGCGGCCGAGGCCGTAGCGCGGGTTGGTGACGAGGTCGTAGAAGATCCAGGCCGGGTTCGTCGTGTATTGCAGGTCCGCGGAGAACGTCCCGTCCCAGATGCCCGAGTACGTGCGCGTCACCGGGTCGTAGTTGCTGGGCACCTGCACGAGGGTGCCGCGCCGCCGCACCGCCACCGAGGGGATGGAGGAGAACTCGGAGGCGTCGATGGTGCAGCCCAGCAGTGCAGTGCCCGGGTAGCTCAGCCGCCGCTCGGTCAGCAGCACCGTCGCCTGCCAGAAAAAGCTGTTGACCAGCAGCGCACTGCGGCTGTCGGCGGTCAGCCGCGTCAGACGCACCACCCAGCCGCTGCCGATGACGGCGAACTCGTAGGCCCGCTGGAACGACCCACTCGCTTTCCCGCTGACCACTGGCTCAGCGACGGTGATGAACGGACCGGAGTCAGTGCTGACCTGTATCCGGAACTGAAACGAGGTCGGGTTGCTGTCGCCGTTGCCTGGGTTAATAGCCACCAGCTGCGGCACCTGGATGATCACTCGGATGCGGCTGACTCCGGCGCCGCTGTAGGAGCGAGTGACGGGCGTGGGCTGCTGCACCTCAACCCCGACAGCGGTGGTGGTGCCAATGGTGGTGTAGCCCTCAATCGGGTCCTGGTCGAGGGTGCCGTCACGGTAGTCGACCGTGACACCGCGAGAGTAATTGAGCGCCCCGTCGGCCCGCATGATCGGGGTGTCATCGAGGTAGATGTCCTGGAGCGGGTCGTCACTGACGAACCCGGCCTGCTGCCCCTCTCCAAGAGCGACCACCAACTTGGCGATCGATCGTGAAAACAGGCTGTCCGGAGCCTCCTGCGGAGCTCGGCTCTGCCCTCCACCGCCGCCCTTCCCCAGGGCTGACCCGCTTCCTCGCAGGATCCTATCGTTAGAGCTCATTGGCCACCTCAAGCGCGAAGGAGACGATGGGCGCTCCGGCTATCAGCCGCTGGCCGTAGAGCACAGGGACCGGCTCGCCCTGGACGCTGTTGAGGTTGTTGGCATCGAACAGGAACGACCGTTGCCGGTCCGCTCCGGCGCTGAACCGCTCGACTCGGGGCGTCGGCGTCAGGGCCTGGGAGATGCCCCCCAGAATCAGCGCCCCACCGAGCAGGCCGATGGCCGTGGCATTGGAGAGCAGGCCGAAGCTGATGGCCGGACCGATGCCCGGAATCAGGCTCAGGCCAATCAGGGCAACGCCGACGATGATCTTTTCGAACGCCGAACCGCTCCCCAGCAGTCGCGGCGCGATGATCAGGCGGCGGCTGATGGGCCAGCGCAGCTGTTCCTCGGCCAGCCCGTTCGGGTCCTCGCTGATGACCTTGTAGCCGATGCCCTGGGCCTCGCTCTCGGAGACGAACTGCTGGAACCCGTCCAGCTGCAGGCACAGGGCTCGGATGGCCTCGGCGGCGCTGCTGACCGCGAGGCGATAGCTGCGCCCGAACCGCTGCCCCAAGGCGCCCAGCAGCTTGACTTCGACTAGGTGGGACATAGCGGCCTCACACGATATTTGACGCGGCGCTGCCAGCTGGGTCCGATCACGGTCAGCCCGCTGAGCTGATTGACGCGATGCTCGAACACCAGCGACCGGTCCGGGTCGTGGACCACGGCCGCGTGGTTGGCGTTGCGGTTGTGGATGCACATCAGCAGCACGTCGCCGGCCAGCAGCGGCTCATCGTCCGCCAGCAGCCGCACCGGCTCATCGCGGAACGACCGTTCCCAGATGTCCCAGTCGGGCCGCTCCCACTCGCCCCACTGCCGGCGCGGGTAGTCGCTCAGCAGCAGGCCCAGCTGCTGCCAGAGGTAATCCCGCACGGCGCTGTAGCAGTCGAAGCGGCCATAGACGAACGGACGGCCCTCAAGGCCTACGTCCGGGCTGGCGTCGAGCTCAAGGAAGCTGCCGCTCGCGCAGTCGTGCAGGGCCCAGCGGTGGCCACTGGCAGCCCAGCTGCGCAGGTCCTGGGCGCTCCAGTTGGGGTTCTGGGCGTGGGAGTGCCAGACCCAATCGATTTCGTTGGCCCAACGGGCATAGTCGTCGGCGGATATCTCAAACTCCGGCGGCTCTCGGCGGTTGAGCACCTCGACCACGGTGCCGCTGTGGGTGATGAACCCGCAGGCCTCGGCCGGGTAGGCCCGGTGTGCAATGTCGCGGATGCGGGCCCGCTGAGCCGGGCTCAGCTGCAGCCGGTACTGAGTCAGGTCCGCCATCAGCCGCGAGCCTCCACCAGCCCCGGGAAGCCACCGAAGCGCACCGCCTGCGGGGCCGGGAAGCGCTGCTGGCAGTCGGTCAGGGTCTTGCCGCAGGTCGCGTACTGGACGCCGGCGTAACCGCATTCCTCGGACCTGAAGACCCACGGGCAGGTGTTGCGCAGGAGGCGACGGCTGGGCAGGGTCAGGCCCTCGAGGTCGAACGGGCAGCTCAGCTCCCAGGTGCAGCGCAGGCTGTCCTCGCTCACCTTGCGCTCGACGTAGTACACCTCCGGGCCAATCACGGCGGTGGGGTCTGGGCTGCTGCCATTGTCGAGGTAGGTGCTGAGGGTACGCAGTCGGCTGACCTTGGCACCAATCAGGTCGCTGTAGGTGTTCACCAGGCCGGAGGCGACGAGGTAGATGTTGCCGACGGTGATGGTGGGCCGAGGCAGCTGGCCGCCACCGGTGAGCTCCCAGCCGCTGCTCTCGAACGGTATAGCGGTATAGGTCTGGCCGCCGAAGACGACATCGACACCGCTGCTCTGTTCGTAGTTGCAGAACCGGAAGACCTGGGCCGTGCCGAGCGGGTTGAGGTCAAGCTCGAACAGGTCGATCAGGGCTGGCGGCGTCAGGCTGTAGAGGTCGGTGTTCAGGCTCAAGAGACCACCTCCTCGAACTGGGCGGTGACGGTGTTGAGGTTGTAGGCATCCGCCCGCCGGTTCCATTGCCGACAGACGAAACTGCCGCTGTAGCCGTCGACCGGGTCGGTCCAGGTGAACGACTCGACGGCGTTGCGGGCCTCGAGGAACGCGCAGATGCCCGCTGCTTCGGTGTCGTCGCGGTTGGTGAACTGCAGGGCGTAGGACCGCAGCCGCGCCCTGAGGCCGGTCTGCCGCCGCTCCTCGTAGCCGTCGCCGAAACTGATCCGCTTGACCTGGGGCAGGGTCTGCTGGTCGAGGCCGTAGTCGGGAACGTAGCTGAAGACAGCCATGGTCTAGACCCCTCCTCGGGCAAGGATGCCGCCCGGTCGCTTCTGGCGCAGCAGCTCGGCCTGCACCGCTGCGGTGATCACCCGACCCAGCTGCTGGCCCTGAGTGTTGTCGCCCTGCACCGAGGTGCCCCGGGCATCGACGTTGACCACCACCGAGGTGGAGCCCATGCCCCCATTGGGGACGATGGTGCCGCTGCTGCGCGGGACGAACAGCTCCGGCCCGCGCTCACCGACGAGGTAGGGAGACCCGGCCGTGACCGGGCCACCGGCGGCGCGGGCCTGGAACCCGGGCAGCACCTGGCCGAAGACAGTGCCGTTGAACCCGAACGGGTTGCCGAAGACCCCAAGGTTGAAGGCGATGTTGAACAGCTGGTCCGCCAGTCGGCCGAAGATGTTGGAGAGTGCTTCCTCGAGGCTCTGGGCCTGGAACAACAGGCCTCGGAATCCTTCGCGGAAGGCGTCGGCGATACCCTCGGCCAGATTGCGGCTGAGCTGCTGCTGCTCGTTGAGAGCCCGGACGGCCTCGCGGGTCTTGTCGATGGCAGCGGCGTCGGCGAGGCGCTGGGCCCGCTCCTCCGGCGAGAGGGCAATGTTCTCGCGCTTCAGCCGCAGCTCCAGGCTCTGCACGGCGGTGAGTTCTCCGTAGGGTGATAGCAGCGCCTGCAGCTGGTCCTGCAGCCCCTGCAGCTCCCGCTTCTGGTCCTGGCTGATGTTCGCTGCAGTCGCCTGCCGCACCTGCTCGACCGCGTAGCCTCGGAGCTTGGCAGGGTCAGCCAGCTCCTGCCGCAGCCCTGTCTGTGCCGGGACTGCAGGCTTGCCATCTTTCGCCGGGATCGCGGCAGTCCCGTCAAGCCGCCCAAGAATGCGAGACCGCAGGAGCTCGGCTGCCGGGCCGCCCTTCCGGTCAAGCTCCTTGAGCAGGGCCTCAAGCTGCTCAATGTAGCTCCGTACAGCCTCCGCGATCGCTTCGGCGCGGGCCTGAACCTGCGCCTCAAAGTTGTTTTCGTCCGGCCTGAGCAGAGCGGCGGGGCTGAAGGTCTGGTTGTAGGCATCAACGACCTTGTTCCCCTGCGCTCCCAGGTCGTTAACGTCGGCGACGATCTGCTTTAGGGCTGTCGTCAGTGTCGCCTTGGCAGTATCAACCTCGGCCCTTCTGAGGCTCGTCGCAGCAGCGACCTCCCGCGCCGTCACACCCTCCCGCTGCATGAACTCAGCCAGCTTGCCGTCCGCCTGCTGAACAGCAATCTCGTAGTCCAGCAGGGCTTTTGTATAGTCAGTCGCGCTGACGCGGGCCTGCTGAAGCGCCTGGATCTGGGCCGTCCGAGTGAGCCCGGCAATGGATTGCCGAATCTCCTCGGCCGTACGCGGTTTGTTGCCGGTGGTATCCGGCGGCGGTTTCGCCCCTGGGGTCTCCGCCCGGCCCGCAACGGGGGTGTAGGGCCGGGCCCCTGGGACCGGGCGCCCGGTCGCTACGTCGTAGGTAATGCCGTTGACGGTGTAGGTGCCCATCCCCCGGCGCCCCGCAGGGGCCTGCCCAGCCTGCTGGCGGCTAAGCATCATCCGATCACGGATCAGTTGGTCACGGATGCGGCGGAACTCCTCCTGCCCCCGGTCGGAAATGACTCCGGGGATGCCGCTGGGGAACCGGCGGGCTGCCATCTGTTCGGCCGTGCGGTTGATATCGGCCATCTCTGTCGATGTCAGAGGGCGGATGGTTATGGCCTGCTCAATTGAGGCGAACAGGTCAGAGAACCGGTCGGCCAGCCACCTGAACACCGGCTGCATAACCTCGACCAGCCGCTTGGCTAACGACTCCCACGCGGCCTTCATGCGGTCAATGGCCGTCTTCGTCGTCTGGGCCATGATGTCCGCTGCCCGGGTCGCTGACCCATAAGACCGAGTCTGGTTATCAAGCAGATCTTTGTATTTCTCCCCGTCCTTGACGAACAGGGCCTGAGCCGCTGTCAGGCCGTCAATATCGGTGATCAGCTTGGCGACCGCTTGGGCGTTGCCGCCGGTCTTCTGCCGGATGTCATCCAGCACGCCGCCCAGGCCCTTTGCCCGCAGCGCAGCAGCCCCAAGAGCGATGCCGTAGTAGTCAGCGGCCTCCTTGGCATCCTGGGTAGGTTTGACTAGGTTGACGATCAGCTGGCGGACGCCGCTGATGGCCGTCTCGGCGACGATACCGCCGGAGGTCACCGTACCGATCGCCGCGTTAAGTTCGTCCAGGCTGACCCCGGCCCCGGCTGCGACGGCAGCCGCCCGGCCGATGGTCGTTGAGTATTGCTCGAAAGATATCTTGCCGTCATCAACGGTCTGCCTAATTTTGTCGGCGACCTCTATCGCCCGGCCGGTGTCAACGGCATAGGCGTTCATGATGCTGGTAAGGCCATCAACCGCCGTGGCGGTGTCAACAGCCCCGCCACGGGCCAGAATCAGCCCAGCCTTGAGCTTTGCCGCTGCATCGGCCGCGCTGGTTGCCCCGGCGGACAGGATTTCGTAGGCGGCGGCGGACAGCTCGGCTGGTCCTGCCAGATTCCCCGTCTCTCGGGCAACCTGCGCAATCATGGGCGCAAGCTGGTCAAAGTCGGCGATCGACCGGCTCATCGTCCGCAGTTTGGCCTCAGCCGTCTCGGCCTGAGTCCCCAACTGGAAGATGGACCCGGCCCCAACCAGTGCCGCCAGTGGGGCCAATGCGCTCGCGAGAGCCGCTGCCGCCGTCCGGGCTGCGCCCATGCCAGCCGCTGCAGTCGTTGATGCCGCGCCCTGCGACGCCATGCCGGCCGCTGCCGCCTTGGCGCTACCCCCCAGTTGCGCGTTCGTGCGGATGAGGCCCCGGGCTTCCTTGTCGGTGATTTCCAGCTGCTTGGCGAGGCTCTTGACGGCCTCCTCGCCAGCCACCTTGGCGGCGATTCTGATGGTTGCGGTATCAAGTGCCATGCTTGGCCTCCTTGTCGCGGAGCGTGCGCAGCGCGGCCAGCTCCATCACCTGCAGGTCCTCGAGGTGGGCCGCCGGGTCTGCCGGTGGGTGCAGCTCCATCAGCCAGCGCACAGCGGTGTAGTCGAGGCCAATCAGGCCACCCATCGGGGCGACTCGCCACTGGGTCTGCGCTCTGAGGAAGGTCTCAACCACCGGCCAGTTCTCCTCGAAAACTGCGAACTCTCGCGGCTGGGCATCGGTCTGGATCTGCTGGGCCTGCTCCGCACCGATGCCGAACACGGCCAGGTCATCTGCCACCTCCGCCGCATCGACCGAGCCACCGGCCCAGTACACTGCGGCGTCGGTCAGTTTTTTCGTTTCGCCCCGGAGAGCGAACCGAAGTAGGCGACGACAATCGAACTCGCCACCAGGGGCAGGTCGAGCAGCTGCTTGAGTGCTGCCTGAGAGAAGGGCACCTCGTCGCTGCCATCGGTGACGCCCGACCAGCCGAGCATCACCTCAGTGGCGACGTCCGCATCCGTGAGCTCGCCGCTCTGGATGGCGTCAGCCAGTTCTTTCACACGCGTCTGAGACAGGCGCTTGAACTCAGCGTCAAAGGTCTGCTTCTCTGTGCGCCCGCCATCGGCCGGGAACTCGACCGTGACGGGCCACGTGTAGGAGGTGGACTGAGAGAGAACGAACATAGGAGCTCCTGATGAGTTGTGCCACGGTGGCACAACTAGGTCACGGTCAGACTGAACTCGTCGTTGCCGGCCCCGCTGGGGATGGCCGTGTAGGGCAGCTGCAGGAAGTGCACGCCGTTCACATCCTGATAGGTCGGCGACTGTACGTCGGCGTAGGGCACCGACAGGGCGACGATGTTGCCGGCCGTGGTGCCGTGGGTCAGAGCCAGAGCGCCAGTAGATGTTCCTAGGCTCGCCGCGAAGAAGTCCCTCTGGGCGATGGTCGGGGCCTCGAGCACCACCTGCCCGGCCGGCTTGCGGTCGGTCAGGAGGATGGTCTTACAGCCGACGAGCTCCTGGTCGACGATCTGGTTCGCTACGTCGAGGCTGACGGACTGCAGGCAGCCGCTGTAGCCGTAGAACGAGAACCCGGAGGTGTTGGTGGTGCTCACCGGGAGCGGGACCACCGACGTGTAGGTCGGCGTCAGGGCGGCGGTGTCACTCACGGCGGCGTACTGCCCCGTGAACTCGAACTGCATGGTCGGGAACTGGTTCACCTCGAAGTTGAACGAGACCGTGCCACGGCACCCGGTCGCCTTATGCAGGACGCCGTCGATGTTGTAGTAGATGGTCACCGAGCTGAAGCTGGAGCTGACCGGGGCATAGGTCACAGAGACGCCATTGGAGACGGTTTCGCTCATGCCGCAGGCCTTGAGCAGCGGGCCGTACTGGGGAGCTGTGCCCGCCGCGCCGGACCCGGCCACTTCGACGGTGCAGCGGATCTGCACGTTCTTGGTGGCGACGATTTCCGCCGAGGCACCGAGGAAGGGCCGCACCAGATTCCGGGAGATGGTCTGGGCGTTGATCGGGGTGATTTCCAGGTCAGAGACCAGGATGGCGTTCGCCCCGGCGGGCGTCGGGTCCGTGTTGTAGGTCGACTCCGTCTTGATGGCGAGGATGCGTTTTCTAGTCAGCAGGGGCATCGTTCGGTTCCTCCGGGGCGGGTTCGGGGTTCAGGGTCGTGGGCTCCTCGGTGCGGGAACCGGGTACGAGGTGGCGCACGCCGTCGATCACCTCGTAGGTCCCGCCCTGGCCGTGGTACTGGTCCGGTTCCATGGGCACCTCAAGTCGTGGTCAGGCTGGTTTCGCTGGTGCGGTACTGCACGCGGTAGTCGCAGGAGACGACGCCGACGGGCTGGTCGCCATCGACGAACTCCCACGACACCGGCCCGGCCGTCAGGTCCTGGGCGTAGCCGCCGAGGCTCTTGTCCGCCAGCAGCTTCGCGTGCAGGCTCTCAATCACCGGGTCGGCCTGCTGGTCGGGGATGGCGCCACGCACCACCACCGACACGCGCACGGTCAGGTCCCAGTTGAGTTTCCCGACCGCCACCAGCGTGGGCGAGTCGGAGACCGGCTCGATCAGGATGGCCGGGGTCTCGGCCCGGCTGAGGGCCTCCACCCGTGAGCGATAGATCCGCGTCGACACGCCGGTGGTCCCGGTCAGGGCCGTGCGCATCGCCGCCAGGATCGTTTCGCGTCGGGTGGCCGTCATCAGCTGTTCCTGCTCAGCGAGACTTCGGTGAGCTTGCCGTCATCGAGCAAACGGTTCTCTCGCACGGTGTAGGCGACGCCGTCGATGGTGACTGCGTCGCCGTACTTGAGCGAGCCGAACTCCGAGGCCCGGGCCGTCAGCGTGTAGTCGGTGGAGAGCACCTGATCGCCGAGCAGCGTCTCGGTGGGCATGTCGAGGATGCCGAGACCGGTGACGCCGTTGGCGGTGACGCTCACACCGAAATCCGCGAAGAAGGTGGCCAGGACCTCAGAGCTCGAGAAGGTCATCGCATCACCCGTACTTCTTCAGGCCGAGGCCGGAGACAGAGAAGGTGAACGAGGGGTTGTCCGTGCCGCCAATGGTGTAGACGATGCGGACGTAGCGGTTGGCGTCGTCACGAGAGAAGGTCAGCGTCTGGCTGCTGGCCGTCGTGACGCGGGTGAAGGCAGCCCCACTGATGTCAGCGTAGGTGCCGTTGCTGGTGGCCGAGCTCTGCAGCTTGATGTCGAGGGTGGGGTTGGTGCCCGCCCCGGCGGCGCTGTCGAGCACCAGGATGACGTCGCCGTCGTACTCGCCCAGGTCCACCGCCGAACCGTTGCCGGTCGCGGTGCGGGCCGCAGTGGCGTGGAACTGCAGCAGCTGCAGCTTGTCGAGGGTCCGCTGATGAATGGCCATGGCTATTTCCTCCGGGTTCGGGGTTTACGGGGAGCGGGGGCAGGCGGCTCCGGGGCGGGTTCGTCGGTGACCTCGGCGGCCTTCCCCATCCGTTGCAGCACCTGGCCGACAGCGGTGTCGACCTCGACCACGTCGCCGACGCGGACAACCTCGCCGCTGATGCTGGTCTGTTTCGTGATGCGGATGCGCATGGGGTCATCGGCCCCCGGTTACCCGAGGGCCGCCTGAGCGACTAGAGTGTGTTGTTGCCGCGAGCGAAGCACTCGGGATGCCGGACGGCGTAGTCCAGATCCTGCAGGGCCACCACCCGGATGGTGCCGGATGTGGAGTGAGTGTACGGATCGACGGTCAGGTCCAGGCCGGACCACAGACCCAGCAGGAGCTGATTCCAGACCCCGAACCAGACGTCATTTGTGGCCACCTGATTGGAGGTGGTGACGGGGTAGCCGTTCATGGTCTGGTCGGCCTCCATGATGTAGGACGGCTGCCCAGACTCTTTCGGGGCGCTCTTCAGAGCCCCGCGCATGGATGCGTTGATGATGTACCGCATGGCGCCGATGTCGGCGTTGTCGGCGGCGATCAGAGTCTCCAGACCCACTACCTCGGCGAAGGTGGGAGTGTTAGCCGCGAAGTCGGACGTATTGATGCCAGTGGTGTTTTTGACGCCCAGCGGTTGAGAGGCTGCGCCGATGCCGTAGAGGCCGACGCGATCGATTTCCAGGGCAATCACGGCCGCCAGATCGCTGCGGATCATCGACTCGACGTCGATGCTCGACTGCAGCATCAGCTTGCGGCTGTAGTCGGTGAAGGCACCCAGGGTCTTGGGCGACATGTTGATCTGGTCAACGGTCTGCTGGGACTCGGTGGGAGCCCCCGACTCCGCGACCCAGTAGGCGGTCGCGCTGCCCGTCATCCGAGGAATCGCGACGTTGCCACTCAGCCCGGTCAGGGAAGTGACGCCAGCCCCGATCAGGGCGCTGCGGTTGCGCAGCAGTTCGATGAACGACTCGGGCCGGAAGTCGGTGGCGACGAGGTTGCCCGCAGCCGAGGCAGTGCCCACGGTCAGGTCGCGGCGCAGGATGTCATCGGGGATCAGGATGCCTTGAGCGGTGCGGCCGGTGCGCTGCTGGGCAGCCTCGGAGACCTCACGCTCGAAGGCGGCGGCTTCCCAGGCCCGGCGATCGCCGGGGTTCGCCAAAGCGTTGATGGCGCGTTGGAAGGAGAACCCGCGGGCCTCCTTGTCGCTCAGGCCGATTTCGCCCGCGTCAGCGGCGACCGGCTTGGGGGTGGCGCCCATGCGCTCAAGTACTGCAGCGCGGGCCTCGTCGATGGTGGCGCCATTGCGGATCAGGGTCTCGCCCAGGTCGCGCATTTCGTAGCGCTCAGCCAGAGCGGTGATGTCGGCAATCCGGGAGCGTTCGGCGTTGACCGCCTCGGCCCGGACGACGGAGAGTTCAGCGGTCTCCATGGTCTGTTCCTCGCGAGAGTTGTCAGGTTCGGCGGTTGCCGGGGTGGCGGGTTCTTCGGACAAAGCCGTTACTTCCGCCGCGGCGTCCGGGAGAACCGGAACGTCGCGCTCATCGCCATCTGCCGCCCGACCGATGCCCACAGTGGGGTCGGCGGGGACGGTGACCAGCGAAACCTCATAGGGGGACCAGCGTGTAGCGGTGTAGGTCCCACTGCGCTCGCGCATCTCATCGATGCGGTAGGCAAAGCTGACGTTGGGCAGGACGCCGTTCTGGGCATCGGCGCGGATCTGCTGCGCCCGTTCCGAAGTGGAGAATCGAACGGTCGCGTAGCCCCGACCGCCGTCGACCCAGGCACGCTCGACCACGCCGATGTAGTCGTCGACGTTGTGGTTGAACAGCAGCGGCGCCCCGGCGTTGAGCCGCGATAGGTCCGCCGCGCCGTCCGAATGGGAGAGCACCTCGGTGCCGAAGTAGCGCTCAACTGGGTATTCCGAGCTGAACGGGAAGGTGATGCTGTCGCCGATGTCCTGGGGCTCGAAGCGCTGGGCCCGGGTGAGTGTGCCTAGTTTCATGGGGTGCTGTCCTCCATCGCAGCGGGGTCGGGGCTGTCATCCGGCTGGTCGGGCTGGTCGGGCTGGTCGGGCTGGTCGGGCTGGTCGGGCTGGTCGGTGCTGTCGCTGCTGTTGACCTCGGCGTTGATGGCGTTCGGGTCCGCCGCCGGGTTGGTGTCGAGCACCAGATCCAGGTCGTCGGCCATCTGCAGTTCCCGGGCCCGAGCGGCCCAGACATCCTCGATGTCGCCGCCGGACTCGGCGATGACATCCGCCACGGTCTTGAAGCCGGAGCGCACCGCCACGCGGTAGGCCTCAACTTCCTTAGTCGGGTCCACCCAGCCCCAGCCCCGGGGCATCCAGCGCACCCGGCGGTAGAACCCGGGGTCGACCTCGTAGCGGGGCAGCTCCAGCTCGCCGCTGAGCACGGCCAGATCCAGCCAGCGTTCAAAGACCCGCTGATGCAGGTTGGCGATCAGCCAGCTCTGGAGCATCCGCCAGTGCTCCCGGTCCTCCAGCAGAGACAGGCGGCTGCTGCTGTAGTTGGTCTGGGAGAAGTCCCGAGAAATGCTCTCGTAGCTGCAGCCGATGCCGGCGGCCACGGCCCGCAGCATCGCCCGCATGAACGGCTCGAAGCCGCTGGGGTCGTGGCCCAGGTCCGGGACGCTGATGTTCTCGCCCGGAGCCAGATAGGCGAACTTCCCGGGGCTCCAGTCGGCGACGCGCTCGTTGTTGACGACGTCATCGCCGAACAGCTCACCTTCGGGGCTGGTGATGAACCCCATCAGACTGCTGCTGGCCCGGGCCGCCACCACCTCGGCCTGCTCATAGCCGTAGAGGTGGTGCAGGCGCTCAATAGCGGAAGCGAACATCGTCACGCCACGGGTCTGACCGGGCCGCAGCTGCCGGTACAGGTGGATGACCTCATCAGCAGGCACCCGGATCAGCTCCGAGTTCTGGCCGCTGTAGCCGATGAACTGGTCGCCGGGGTGGCGGGTGCGGAAGTAGTAGCTGGTCGGGCGCTTCCACTGGTCGCGCTCGATGCCCATCACCGTCTCGCGGTCCGGGCCGGAGGTGCCGATGTAGTCCTCGGGGCACTGGTCGGCCTCAATCACCTCCAGGCCCAGCGGGATGCGGCTGGAGCCGAAGGGACGCTGCACCAACCGGATGAAAATCTCGCCGCTCTCGGCCACCGACCGCATGGCCAGCCGCTCGATGTCGGCGAAGGACAGGCGCCCTGAAACGTCGCAGCTGTCGGCCTGACACCAGCGGCGCCAGGCCTGCTCGATCCGGTCGTTGATGCTCTGGTCCAGACGACCGGCGCCCCGCTGCATGCGTACCTGGGACTGGAAGCCGATGCCCTGCCCGACGACGTTGAGCTCGATGGTGCGCAGCGCGGCCTGAGCGTAGTCGTTATCCCGTGTGAGCTGCCGGGCCCGGTTGCGCAGGCGCACCAGTGACGACCGGATTTCGCTGTCCGCGGAGGTGCTGCTGGTCACCCAGTCGGACGTGAGGCGGGAGACGTTGGCACCCTGGTAGGCACGGCGGGAGGGCCGGGCCGGTCGCCACAATTCCCGCCAGGCGCTGCGCAGTCCCATCAGGTGAACCTCACGTAGAGGGAGCGCGGGTCACCGAGACCCTGGGCAATCTTGGCGGCGCGGAGTTCGCGGTTGACCTCGGCCTTCAGCTTCGATTCCAGCCGCAGCAGGTCCGCCATCGGAATCTTGTCGAGGCTGCGGTTGCCGATGGTGTACTTCTGGACCGCGCCACCGGCGACCATGGCTCGAATGGCAGCCTGCACTGCGTCGAGGTCCTGCTGGGCCTGGGTGCGGCCATCAACCGCGCCGGGTGTGCCGCTGTAGGCGAGGCTGCGCTCAACCCGCAGCTGGCCTGAGCCGATGGTGTAGCTGACCGTGCCCGCAGTGGCGATGCTCTGCCAGTACCAGGTGCCCGCGTCGAAGTTCGCGGAGGTGGCGGCGGTGATGGTGGTGCGCCAGCCGGTGCCGTTGGCCACGGCCACCGCGGTGGCGCCTTCCGATGCGGTGTTGAACCGGAGGTAGGTGGTGAGGGTGTAGGTGGAGGAATCGATGGCGTTCCCGACGACATCCGTGGTCGGGCTGTCCTCCCAGACCACCGTGTCTCCTGCGCGGATTGTTGCCGGAGGCGCCATCACCACCCACTCGCAAAGTTTCTTCCCGCGCTAATGCTAGCGGGCGATGGCGCTGGTGCCATCCGGGTCGCAGGCCTGCGGCCCGGTTCCTTCAGGCCTTGTTCCAGCTGCTGCCAGATGGTTGCCCGGTTGTAGCGGGTGTACAGCAGCTGCAGGCCGGCGTAGGCGTAGACGAACGTGTCGAGCGCCTCGTTGCGCATGCCGGACTTGAGCACCCACTGGCTCTGGGGGAAGCCGTGCCGGTAGACGGTCTGCTTCACCTCCGAGGTGAGCTGCTCGTAGTAGCTGCGCGGCAGGTCGGTGTGGAAGTGAACGAACCCGGGGCCGGGCTGCTCCACCTTCAGGCGGCTGTAGACCGTGGTCTTGATGGTGTCGGACCCCACCGGGTAGACCTCGGCACCGCGCTTGACGGTGCGGCCGCGCCAGTTGAAGTCGACACGGCTGGGCTTGCCAATCGCCGCCTTGTTGCGCTGGCTCTGGCCCTTGATAGCAATCACGCCCCGGGCC